CAACCTACCGCCAAGCCCTGCGTGACATCACAGACAATGCCACATCTCTTGATGACGTAACGTGGCCTACTAAACCATAAGGAATAACGATGGCATACATAGGTAAATCCCCATCCGTAGGTGTTCGCAACCGCTATGTTTATCAGGCTACTGCCGGGCAAACTACATTCAGTGGTAGTGACAGCGATGCAAAGACACTGACCTATCAGGACAGCCTGTACATGGATGTGTATCAGAACGGTGTGCTGTTAAAGCCCGGTACTGACTACACTGCCACCACAGGTACTAGCGTTGTGCTAATCACTGCAGCCAGTCTGAATGACGTAGTTGAGATGATTATCTATGATACATTCAGCATTGCCAACAGCTATACTAAGACAGAAGCAGATGAGCGTTATCCATTCAAGGGCAACAACAGTATCATCCGTTTGAATGGTCAGACTATCTCTGCAAACATCACGATTGATAGCGATGAGAATGGCGTATCGGCTGGGCCAATCACACAGAACGCAACCGTCACTGTTAACGGTTATTGGAGTATCGTATGACCAGTGTACTTAATGTAGATGAGATTGCGGCAAAGGATGGTACGTCACCTGTTGCGTTGACCAAACAGAGTGCGGCAAAGGTGTGGGGGTTGTATGACCAAACAAACAATGTGACAGATTCTAGCTTCGGAACAAGCAGTATAACAGACTCATCTACTGGCAGATTTAATGTTGCTTTCACAAACACTTTTTCTTCAAGACCTGCTATATCAGGATTAAACACAAGACGTTCATATTATAATCTAAGTGATTTTGACGCTATTACTACTTCTGATGTAGACCTTGCAACAGACGAAAGCAGTACATCTGCTAGAGACAGAGACGAAAACTGCTTTGTAGCACACGGAGACCTCGCATAATGGCAAGCATACTTAAAGTAGATGACCTAAGAGGCAACACATCGGCTGGTGACATTACGATTACCAGCGAGGGTGGCTCTGCTACAATGCAGTTACAGCAGGGATTAGAAAAGGCTTGGGCCTACCTGTCCACTAATGCTTACACTGTTTCAAATTCGTTTAATATTGCCAGTAGCATAGACAATGCAACAGGCAGACCAGAAGTTAATTTTACTAACGTATTTGACAATAATTATGTTGTAGCATCAGGCTCTACTTACAACAGAATTGTTGGATACTATGATACAGACGGTGGTATTACGTCATCTTCTTACGCACACGCACTCATTGATAGTGCTGGAAGTTTTGTTGACTCTGCTGAACTTGGCTTAAAATATTCAGGAGACCTAGCATAATGGCAAGCGAACTGAGAGTAGACACCCTGAAGGATAGCAGTGGCAGCAACTCTGTTGGCATGGCTTATGTTAGTAATGGTAGTGCGAAGGCTTGGGTGCAACTTCTTACATCAACTGCTGTTGCAGAAGATAGCTTTAATATCAGCAGTGGAACGGACAACGGAACGGGTGATTTCACTACTACTTTTTCAAGTTCTATGAACAACGATGATTATGCTGTTTCTGCTACTTCTGGGTTTAAGACAACAGTTAATGATTCCACATTTTCTGCAACAAAAACCATATCAACTTCTGCTGTTCGCACAAGAACAGGGACAGATGGTGGCAGTGTTAATGATAGCCAATTAAATCATCACATAGTATTCGGAGACCTAGCATGAGTAAAGCAGCAGAACTGGCCGCACTGATAGGTTCGCAATCAAGCCTGTCAAACAGGAATCTGATTATCAATGGTGCGATGCAGGTTGCACAGAGGGGTACGTCCGTAACTGGCATTACTTCTGCACAATATCATACGGTAGACCGCAACAAACTTCAAGTTAATACCGCTGGAACTTGGACAGCCGCACAATCCAGCACTGCGCCATCAGGATTCACCAAATCTATAAAGTATGATTGTACTGTAGCAGATGCTTCTTTAGCATCAAGTGATTATGTTTTTAATTCTTATTCTCTTGAAGGTCAAGATTTACAAAATCTAAATTATGGAACATCAAGTGCTAAAAAAATAACTGTCTCATTCTATGTTCGTTCTAACAAAACGGGAACTTACACTTTTGAAGTGCAAACATACGATGGAAGCACTTACTATAGAAATGGTAAAACTTACACTATAGATTCTGCTGACACATGGGAATATAAAACAATAACTATAGATGGTAATACATCTAATAGCATTATTGACTCTAATACAGAAGGCATGACTCTTTTTTGGTGGTTAGCGGCTGGCACAGACTTTACAAGCGGTACTTTTAACAACGGCACTTGGGTGACTTCTAACACAGAAAGAGTTGCAAATACCGTTAATCTTGCAGATAGTACCAGTAATGATTGGTACATCACAGGCGTACAGCTTGAGGTAGGCGAACAGGCCACACCATTTGAGCATCGGTCTTATGGGGATGAGTTGGCTAGGTGTCAGAGGTATTATTTTAAGGGCGAAGGTGACCCTAGTTCACGTAACTATTACGGTACTGTGTATTCAACAACTCATGGTTTCGTCATAATAGACTTTCCAGTTACCATGAGAGCAATCCCTACGATTGGATATACTGCAAGAGCCACCTCTGCAGACTTTGATTCTACATCTTATAATTCAGTAGACAGAATGGCGATTTATATGCAAAGCACCTCTTCTTATGTCACATATCCTACAGCAGATGCGGAGTTATAAATGAATATTACATCAGCACAATACGGCACTGCAGAGTTAGAACCAGAACGTGGTAACACAAGAGTAATTGCCACTATTGATGGCGTAGAAATGCAAGTTCCCCTTGACCCAGCCAACCGCCACTACGCAGAAATCTTGCGTCAGGTAGATGCTGGCACACTAACCATTCAGGATGCTGACTAATGAAGCCAGATGATTTGCTCATAGCGACAGGCGGTATCTCCGCACCACTTTGGTTGCCAGCACTTAACCAGTGGGTAGGTCTGGTGTTCGGGTTGCTGTCTATTATATACGTGTCGTGGAAACTCTGGAATATGTACAAGGATAAGTAATTATGATGCAGTTTAAGGCATTTAAGCCAGAGGCATTAAATAAGATTGCTAGTGCTATGGGCTATCAGGGTGATATGTCTCAGTTCCAGCAGTTTATTGAGGAAGACCCACAGCGTAAAGCACAGATGGATAAGTACACCAATGCTGCACGTATGATGGCTAAAGGTGGTGCAGTTAAGAAGTTTGCACCCGGTGGTGCTGTTACTGCACCTGCCCAGACACCTGTAGCTACCGCACCTAATCAATTCCCAGCTTTTACTGCAGGTACTGTTAATGTAGCAGGGGCTAATCCTGCAGCAACTACATCTACAGCTACAACCGCACAAGCTACTGCCCAACCTTTAGATATTGGTCAAGAAACTACACAGCGTATGTTCCAACCTGCACTGCCTGTTGGTGGTGTGGTTCAAGCTGCTGCCACTCCTGCTACTGCCGCACAAGATGTAGCTGCAGGTACTGGTCAGCTAACTGGTGGCGTAGCTGTTAGTCCTGCCATAGCTGGTACAGCTTTAGCTACACAGCCACAGCAGATGCAAGCCAATCTTATGCAAGCTGATATGGCATCACAGGCTGTAAACACTGCTGTAAATGCAGTACAAGCTGCACAGGCTAATCCTCAAGACCCTCGTGCGCAGGTTACTGCTGCACAGCAAACTGCTTCATCTGTAGGTAATCTACAAGCTGCACAGGGTAATGCTATTCTGATGAACAATCCTCAACAGAGGCAGATTCAACAGGGTGAACTTATCAGTGGTACAGGTGTAGATGCTACTAAAGCTGCACAGGCTACTGCTCAGACACAAGCTGCTGCTGCCTCTGCACAGCCTACACAACAGGCTCTTGTGCAAGGTCAGATGGCTAATCTGATGACACAGTTTAATGGCACTAATCCACCTGCATGGGCAAGTGGTGCAGTTAGACTGGCTAATCAGCAAATGGCTGCACGTGGTTTAAGTGCTTCGTCTATTGCTGGTCAAGCTATTGTTCAAGCAGCTATGGAAAGTGCATTACCTATTGCACAGGCAGATGCAAGTATCATTGCTCAGTTTGAACAGCAAAACTTGTCCAACCGTCAGCAGTCAGCAATGCTTGCTGCAGAGCAACGTGCTAAGTTCTTAGGTCAAGAGTTTGACCAGACATTCCAAGCTAAAGTACAGAACGCTGCAAAGGTAGCTGACGTAGCTAACATGAACTTCACTGCTGAACAGCAGGTTGCTCTGGAAAACTCACGCATTGCTAATACAATGAATCTGCAGAACCTGTCTAACTCACAGGCAATGATTATGGCTGAAGCAGCAGCACTGTCACAGTTAGATGTGTCTAATCTAAATAATCGTCAGCAAGCTGCTGTACAAAATGCAAACTCTTTCTTGCAAGTTAGTATGGCTAACCTATCTAATGAACAACAAACTGAACTGTTCAAAGGTCAGCAGCGTATTCAGTCACTGTTTACTGACCAAGCTGCAGAGAACGCTGCTCGTCAGTTTAATGCTAGTTCACAAAATCAGGTAGACCAGTTCTTTGCTAACCTGTCTAATCAGGTGGCTCAGTTTAATGCGGCACAGACAAATGGTCAGGCACAGTTTAATGCTGGTCAGGTCAATACTATTGAAAGATTTAACGCTGAACTAAACAATCAGCGTGACCAGTTCAACGCACAGAACCAGCTTGTGATTGCACAGTCTAATGCACAGTGGCGTAGAGAGATTGCTACTGCCGATACTGCTGCAGTCAATCGTGCTAATGAACTTAATGCTACTGCAATTATAGATGTGTCAAAGCAAGCCTATGACAATTTGTGGAATTACTATTCAGACACTATGGAATGGGCATGGACCTCTGCTGAAAACGAATTAAACCGTTATGCAGACATGGCTATTGCTACACTCAATGCAGATGAACGTGCCAAGACAGCCGCACAGTCAGCTAAGACTGCTGCTGGTAGTGCAGTAGGTGGATTGATTGGCACGTTAGGTAGTGCATTTATCAGTGCTCAGTTCTGCTGGGTAGGCCGTGAGGTGTACGGCAAGGCTGACCCACGTTGGTTTATCTTCCGTATGTGGGTAAAGCATGAAGCACCTGCATGGTTTAGAGAGTTGTACGGTAAACACGGTAAAACATATGCTGAGTTTATTCGTAACAAACCTGCATTAAAATGGATAACCAAGAAACTTATGGACATTGTAGTAGAACGTAAGGAGTTAAAAAGTGCCACTTATCAATCCTGCTAAACAACTATATGCCAGCATGGATATTGAAAACCTAGATGTGCCAGTAAAGCGCAGTGATAGTAAAGGTTTACTTGCTCCTACAAGAAATGCAATGGCTAAAGAGCAAGACCCTAGAACAAGTCAACCTGCATTTAAGGTAGGGCATCATATGCTTCTGCTACGTAAGGAAAGAGAAAGACTGAAAAATGTTTGATGCTCCTATTCCCGGTATGTCATTGACCCACGAGTTGGGTGCAAGGCCGTGGCAAAGTCCACCTCAATATACCACTGTAGATGAGGCAGTTGAGTATTATCTTGAGCGTATGTCTACAGACGAGTTTATGGACCAAATGGCTGACGTGCTGGAAATGAATATTCCAGTAACCACACTTGCAAATACTATTCAGCTTGCAGGTGTGATGGATGGCAAGCACACTGTTGATGTAGGTATGCTTGTAATGCCGTTGCTAATGGAAATGATTATGCTAATTGGTGATAATGCAGGGGTAAAGTATGATACTGGTCTTACTGATGCACCAAATAATACAACTAAAGATACTCTCATTGAAGCTGTTCGTAAAGAGATGCAACAGAAGATTGATGAATCTGAAGAAGAACCAGAAGCAGAAGAAGAAGTAACAGAAGAAGAGCCTAAGTCTGGCCTGATGGCACGGAGATAAAACATGAGTTTCTTTTTGGGATTAGTATCAGGTGCTGCAACTGCTGTAGATAAACAGCTACAGAAAGATATGCAACGTACTCAGGACCGCATTGACGGTATGGGTCAGTATCGTGTTACTCGCAGACGTGCTGAGATGGAGCAAAAAGAAAAGGACAAAAAGGAACTACGTGACGTTCTTCAAAGCCTTGCTGCCTTTACAGGTGGTGATGAAGATAAGGCTATCCAACTGTATAATAGTGCTGGTAAAACACTTGCAGGTGGTAAAGACCTAGCTGCTGAACTGCTTGCAAACAGAAAAGCAGGTAAAGATGTTGGTGCAGCTATTGAGTTTGCAGAAGCTGGTGCAGAACCCGGTAACTTTACCGACTTTATCTCACGTAATATTACACCAGTATCTACACTGCCTCTTATGGACGAAGAGATGGAAGCATCTGGTCTGTACAAGCTGTTTAAGCCGGATGTAGGCAAAGCAGTTATGCAACAGGTGAAAGAGGAAGCACCTCTACCTAAAGCACCAGAACTTACTACAAAAGAAGCACGTGCTGCTCAAGCTACAATTGACAGGTCTGGATTTATTGCTGCTGAAGAG